AAAGTAACTCAAGAGGTATCTGAATTACCAAGTAATGTAGCTGGTCTTCCAGTTGATACAATAGCATTCTTATTAAATTTATTAAATAGACCAGAAAGCACACAATTTAAAACACAATTTTCACCGGACGCACCAATTGAACCAACTTTAGGAAGTGAACAACTTAGAAAATTAGGTCCAAGTATTCAAGAAAATATACTTGTACCAACTTTAAAAGCACTTGGTTTTATTGAAAGGTAGCAATGGCATTAGATTTAGAATATTTAAGGCAATATAAGAGTCAAACAAGTCAGCCTACTGGAGGTCCGACTTTAGACTTAGATTACTTGAGAAAAAAAAGAGAAGAGGAAGAACCTTCTTTGGCTAAAATAGGTGCTGGATTTGTTACAGATATTGCTATATCAGAAACAGCTAGACTAGGTGGTGCAGCTACTGGAGCAGCTATAGGTACAGCTTTTGCCCCCGGAGTAGGTACAGCTATCGGAGCTGGCATTGGATACGTTGTAGGTGCATTAGGTGGTGGTGCTATGGGTTCTAGGATACGCCAAAATATAATAGATCCAAATGCTGAGTTAGACCAAGGTCAAATGGTAGCAGATGCTTTGATAAATCTTATACCGGGAGTCGGAGTTGGTAAATCCGTAGTAAAAGGTATAGCTTCTCAAGCAGCAATCGGTGCTGGTATCTCTGGTGGAGCTCAAGTAGTAGAAGCTATTGTAAATAAAGAAGAACTTCCTACTTTAGAAGATTTAACAAAAGCTGGTATAACCGGAGCTGTTCTCGGTGGAGGATTAGGACTCACTGGAAAAGCATTTGAAAAAGCGTATACTAAGTTTGCCGGTATGCCCACTCGTAATCTGACTGAAGCATTTCGCCGAGGTGATCCAGATGCTAAGATAATTGTAGATGGAGTAGAGAAAACATCAAAAGAGTTCTCTGATGAAGTAGCTAAAAGATACCAAGATATTGGAATCAATATCAGAGAGAAGTACGATGATGAATTTATTAGAGCTAAGTTATTGCAAGATATATCTGCTGGTGGTCAGCTAAAAACTAAAGGTGGTAAACTGAAGGTTACTTCAGATGAAATGGATTACTACCTACAAAGAAGATTAGCTGAAGGAAAGATTGATTCAAAACTTCAAAGAGTAGAAGACGAAATAAATTTAGATGCTGCATTTTTATTAAACAAATCAGATGAAATAGGGAAAACTACATCTGAGTTATCAAAAGGCATCAATGATTATTTGTACGCTAAACACGCAGTTGCTTACAATAAGGCTAACCGTTTGAAGTTCGGCGGAGATGGAGCCGCTGGCATATCTACTAAAGAAGCTAAATCTATCATTAGTAAATTTGAAGATAGTGGATTAGATAAAACACTAAAGAACTCTATTGATAACAGAAAGAAACTTTCTAGGGAAATATTAGATACTCTTGAAGAAGGTGGATTAATATCAAAGAAAGAAGCGGATAGATTGCGTAAAGAGTTTCCGGACTACGTGCCATTGAATCGCATAATGGATACTGATGATGTAGCCAATACTCAAAAGATTTTAACCTCTAGTTCTACTAGATACGAAACACTACAAAGCGGTGTACGTAGAGCATTTGGTTCAGAGAGAGAAGTATCAGATATAGCACAGAATATCGTAGATAATCTAGGTGGTGCAGTTCGCCGAGCTGAAGTTAATAAAGCTAATCTAGCTTTTGTTAAGTTACTTAGATCCAATACAGATACTGCTAAAAACTTAGGAATAAAAGTACGAGAGCCTAAGATTGTAGGAACTCAAGTAATAAAAGATATGTCCGAAGAAGCTCAGTTAGCTAGATCATTAGGAAAGAAACCTAAATCACAAAAGGTTCCTATCTACGAAAGAGCTGACAGAAATGTACTTACAGTTTTTGAAGACGGCAAAAGATTATTTGTTGAGTTCGATGATCCTACATTAGCTAGAACATTCAAGGGTTCAGATAAGAGAGAGTTGAACTCAATTCTTAAAGGTTTGTACGGAATGAATAGATTCCTTGGCGGTATGTACACTAGATTATCGCCGGAGTTCGTTATACCTAATTTGTTCCGTGACCGTTCTGAAGCTCTTGTAAATAATCTAGCTAAGATGAAGGGACTACAAGCACTCAAGACTCTTAATCCCATTGAAGATATGAGAGTTATCCGCCGAAATCTATTCGGAGGAAAGGCTGATAGTCCAAGACAACAGCAGTTGGATTCTTTGTACAAGCAATTTAAACAAGACGGAGGTAGTACTGGTGGACTAGGATTGGACACAGTTAAAGACATTGAGAAAAGAATGGATGAATTATCTAAGAAGCTCAATGCACCCACTAAGACTAAAGTAAAAGCTTTGAATGATTTGATTAATAACATCAATGAAATTGTTGAGGATTCTACTCGATTTGCTACGTATAGAAATGGATTAGCTTCTGGTATGACTAGAGATCAAGCTGCATTTGCTGCTCGTAACAGTTCTTTCGATCCTAAATTAAAGGGTAGAGAAGGAGATGCACTAAAAGCAATATACTTATTCTCTAATCCAGCTATTCAAGGTGCCAAAAACTTCTTGAGAAGTATGAAGAATCCAAAGGTTGCGGCTACTGTCGGTGGTGGATTGATAGCTGTTACTACAGCTTTAGATAAGTATAACTCAATGATAGATGAGGACTATCGTCAAAAGATTCCAAAGTGGAAACTTGATAAGCACTTAACTATCGTAAGAGGAAAGAATGAAGATGGTTCATTAGATTATCTTTCTATTCCTATTGGTTACTCTATGGTTCCATTTAAGATGGCTGCGGATTTAACTCAACGTATTGCTAGGCAAGATGGAGAACTTGATAACGTTAAAGAGGTTGCTGCTAGTTTTGGTCAAGCGATGATAGATTCGTATAATCCTATGGGAGGCTCTCCAGTTCCGACTATCCTAAGACCTATGACTGAGTTAGCTCAGAATAAAGATGGATTAGGTAGAGACATCAGACCTACTTGGTTGGAAACCAAAAACATTAGTGCAACTGAACAGATATTTCCTTGGACTGCCGATACTCAAGGCGGCGAGTTAGCTATGTCAATGGCTGATCAATTAAAAGATATGGGATACGAAGTATCTCCAGAGAATCTATTGTACTTATATCAGACTTATACTGGAGGTCCCGGTCAAACAGTAAAAAGATTGTTGGATCTAACTTCTAAAATGTACAAAAACGAAAAAATAAATCGAGGAGATGTACCAATCCTTAGAAGATTTTACGGTAGAACTTTCACTGATGTATTCGAGAAAAGAACTGGTGACAGATCCATTATAGAGAACTTAGAGAAACAAGAAAATACAGAATCAGCTAAAGCAAGTAGAATAGCTTCTCAAATACTAAGAAGATATAATGAAGCATCTCAATTTGATAAGCAGTTTGTTCTTATAGAGCAACTATCTAGACCAGATGTAAATGATGCGGTTCGACGAAGAGTACAAACTAAGTTAGATGAAAAAGCAAAAGGATTAACTTCTATAGATAGACAAGCAAAGAATTTAACAGTAGCTAAGAGAGCCGAGTACTTTAAGGAAAAAATAAATACCTTACCTTCGTCTCAAGTACAGCTATATATACAAGACCAAATTGAAAAAGGTGTAATGACACCGAGAGTTCTTGAGGTGATGAGAGACACAGAGTCATTCAAACAATTCTTTGGCAGATAAAAAAGCCCCCACCGGAAAACAAATAAAACGGTGAGGGCTAGTAGATAACAGTTAACTTATAAACCTAATACAGAACTAAGACATATTAGAAAGTAATTCTTTGAGGTGCTTCTTCTGATCTTGTAACTCCTTTCGGCGTTCTTCAAGAGCTTCTATGCGGTAAGATATTTGACGTGACTCCATACGGATCATATCAATTCTGGTTTGTAGTCTTTCTGTATTTTCACTCATTATCTTTTAGTTATTTGTAGGCTTAGTGTAAAGTTCAAGAACCCTACTGATAGCCAAATTATTCTGTCCCCTTTGAGTCCGTCCACTTCTACGAAGATAGAAGGAATGATATAGATTTCGGGCACCTTGAATATATGTAATCTCATAAATGTAAAATAGTTGCGTCCTTTGCCGAGAGGTACCCTATTGGTTTCTCCGACTTCCCTTGTTTGGTGAACTCTGTGGAGTTCGGTAATAGTTTCGTAGTCCATTTAAAATCATAATCCTTTCTAGTTAATTTGCTGATGTTGTAAAGATAAACAGTTTTGTTTACTTCCGTCAAGAAAATAAAATCCTTTTTGAGATTTTTTGCTATCTCCATATTGGAGTTGTATTTAATAGCTTCTATGAACCACGGATCCCAAGCTTGAGATCTGCACTTCACTTCGATAATGTATTTGTCGCACTCAAAATCGAATGGACTGAACTGGTCTTCCGGTTCTTGCAGAGTACCTAGTTCGGGGTAGAGTTTTTCGAGTCCTCTTGCGACTGCTCTTTCTTTATTCTTCATAAATTAAAGATGTAGGCGGCGAAAGGGAATATGATTAACCCACCGCCGTCTTAATAGGCGGACTACCTACATCAAAGTATTATATAAACAGACCTTTATTAGTGTAGAACTTGAACTTACCTTTCACGTCTCTCTCTCCTTCTCTGTTCTTCGCTACGTTGTACTTCATACTGATATATGATCCTAATCCGTCAAGTCTTTTCGATGCTTCTACGTCATCATTTTCTGCCCACATAAGAATGATTACATCCGCATCGTTTTCAATATCACCAGAATCCTTAAGGTCGTAGATAGCTAGACCACCTTCTCGGCGAGCTCCCTCTCTATTTACTTGAGAAAGGAGTAGAACTCCTACCTCTAACTCAAGAGCTAGTTGCTTGATAGTATGAGAGATGTTAGCTATAGCATCGTTCTTACTTTGATTACTTGTGCTGAAAGGAATAAGTTGTAGATAATCAATCACTAAAAGTTTTACGCCGTATCTGCGTACCATAGTTCTAGCGTGCGAGCAAAGCTCTCCAATGTTCTTTATGCTGTGCACTGTATAGATGGGCATATCCTTTAGGCTATCGCATCCTTCCCTAATCTTTTTCATCTTGTCATCAGCAATTACTTTGTCCTTAATTTGCCGTAGGTTCGCCCCGGATTTACAAGTGAGGATACGTTTAAGAACTTGCTTCCTAGGCATCTCTAGGCTAATCT